CCACTATTGATCTCTCGATCTAACAGCGGCAACCGATCGCTTCCCTCTAGCTTTTCAGACTAAGATAGTCAGGTCCCTCTTCGGTAAAACTTATGGAGATGCCTGGGAGAAACTCGTTTCTCCTACATTCACCCATAAGAGTGGAGAAATTCGATACACTGTGGGGCAACCAATAGGTTTCCTCAGTTCGTGGTCGATTTTCTCACTGGCACATCACCTTGTGATGTACCAGGCTGGAGCTAATGCGAAGGTCCCTGTGCGAAATAAGTACTGCATCCTTGGTGACGACGTCGTGATTTGTGACGATCGTCTCGCCCAGGAGTATAAGTCCATCCTTAGTAAACTGGGTGTGGATATTTCTCCGTTCAAGACTCACGTATCGAAAGATACGTTTGAATTCGCCAAGAGGTGGTTCCGGGACGGGGAGGAGGTAACTCCTTTCCCGCTCCTCGCGTTTAGTGATAAACACTACACCACTATTCTTAGGGGGGTCCTACTCTCAATGGAGAAGGGCTGATCCCTTAAGTTTACTCTTGAAGAAACGTGTTCTCTATTCCTGGCTATGATCACGGGTCATTACGGCCCGGGATTTATTGATCATGCCAAGGGTAAGTTCAACCTTTACTACACAACTTATTGTGCAATGAAGGGATACACGTCTTGGACAGAGGTCTGAAACTCTCTTCGGTTTTACAGAAGAGAGCTTCAGGATATAAGATCCTCACTCCAGTCCCCAATCTTTGGGGAGCACCTTATTAAGGTGATTTACTATGTGATGTATTATACTAAAGGACTCGGACAGCTTGCTAATAAAGCACAGGAACTAAGATCCCGGTTTCCCTGTTTCCAGTGAATACCTGGACTCCTCATTATACCAGACTTTACGGACAAAGGTGAAGTTCTCAATGCCCTTCCACAAACGATACTTCTTGGACGAATAAGGGAAAACATGACCCGGGTCATTAATGACGCGGAATCGATGCAACCTGAGCTCGCTGCCAAGACGCTTATGGGAGGAAACAAAGAAGAACCAATCGGACTCCTAACAAGTAACCTTTCTACTCTGTTTACACAGAGGACTCAACGACAGGTTGAACAGTTCTTAACTGTCTAGTCTCACGACTAGGTATTCTCGCTTCGAGAATCAGAAAGATTGGTATGACGTTCGGAGGAAAGGACGAGCTGCCCATCGAGCTGGTTCTAACAATTATAGAACCCCTACGTAAGCATGGAGACTACGTCTCCACCGACGGTATCGGTGACGAAACCGTCGTTGCTTACTATAACAAGGCTCGCGAGTCTTGGGTCCTACCAGAAAATCCGGTAGAACCTGACTGGGCTGACGAGATTTACAAAATAGACCAGGCCGCACATTCCGCTCACGCGATCGACTTCCTAGTCCAGCATCATAAAGATCAAAAGTCAGCCCCTCAGAGCTAGTCCTTCCA